CTTCATACTCCAGAGATACGTGGAAAGATTATGCTTACAACACCTCCCCCTATGCTTCTCGCACCGTGATCATTAATCGGTTTCATGCGTCTTAGCACCAGGAAAAATGTTGTATTATCGCACCAACTTGCACCATTACTTTTGCACCGTGATCATTAATCGGTTTCATGCATCTTCACTATGCGAGGTCTATGCGTCTCTAGCACCATCTCTCCTTTGAGGGAGTTAAAATAAAACGTAATTCTACGTAACTCCTGCAATAATTTATGCGCGTTGCTATCCGCCCTTTTGTGATCGTATTGATTCTGTCATCAAGAAACCTTCTTGAAAGGGATCCACTCGTATCACCGAGTGCCCGTGGCGCAATTATTAACGTCATAATTGCGCAAAAGACGTACTTGGGGGGTCGCAAGCGCTTCCACCTATCCACATGTCAAAAGACACTGTCAGATCAAAATAAGGTACTAGTTGTAAACTAGATTTTATGATCACCCTAACCTTTAAAGGATTTAAATCGCTGTAAAGCGAATGGTACCAAGTGTGGCACCTTGACCAGCAGCATATGTGCCAGTAATTTGCACTGAATAAGAATCAGTGCCATTTGCAGTTCCAAATGTTGAAAAATTAACATTTGCGCCACCATCAGTGGCTGCTACAGTTGCTCCTGCTTCTATAACGTTCGTCAAACCATTATAAGCAGCACCATTTTTATTTAACTGTGCAAGAACTTGCAATGCTGTTGCATTTGTTGTGTTGTAACAATTCAAAACAACATCAATCAAATAGTTTCCTGCTGGAGGAACTATAACTCCTGCTGTATTTACTGCACCCAATCCATTGGTATCTGCAGTAGCAAAAAGAATAGTATACGCATTTCCAGTTGCCGCCATATTGACAGCATTTGATCTAAAAACAGAAACTTGATTGTTGGCTGGAATTTGAGTTGTTCCCTCTAAAATAGGAATAAACAACTCACATCGATACCTAACATGGAGTTCTCCAACTTCTACATTGTTAAGTATTCCTTGTGTTGAGACAAACAGATTTCCAATATCATATGTTTTAATATCTGTGCCTCCAGGTAATCCAGCAGGTCGCACAAAGAAACCATCAAGCAATCGTCTCAATTCACGAATGGGAATTTCAAGTGCAAAATTTTCAGATGGCATTCCATCACTGTGGGGAACAGTGTCTTCTACTTGTTGTTTATTAACTGGTGCTCCATCTGCAGCATCGTTATCAAAACTCAACATAACTTTTCCTACTTGCCCATTAGTGGCAAATTCAGAAACTTCTCGTTTGTAATAAAATTCACAATACGAGAAGCGATATTTCTCAAAGTTCTTTGCTATTGTTGATCCCCAAGGAAAAGTAGTAGCATTACCAATATTAACGGAATAACTTACGACGTTAAAATTTGGTTGTCCTGCGACAGTAACAGCCCCGATATATTCATCTTCTTCAATTACTGTTGGGGCCCGCGATAACATCTTATTTCGCGTACTTCCTTTTCCTGCCAACATAAACGATCTTCCACCACGCTGTCGTGGCATTTGAACAGGTCCTCTACCTTGTCCTCGTCTATTTGGTCTCCGCCTAGGTGGTCCTTGACGCATCCTTGGTGGTTGTTGTTGTTGTGGTTTTCGAGTAGCTCGGGCTTTCGCCCCCCTTTGGCCTCGTCTCCTACCTTTGGGTTGTGTGTTAACTCTATTAGAGTTCGACATTTTGTTTTTATTTGGCATTGCTTCTTCTAATTTTCCAAATACACTTTGTCGGTAGCAAATTAAATCGCCACAATACAGTCGCTCAAGAGCTAAATCAGAATGGAGTCCACACTTTGCTAAAATCCAATCCTGATCTTCAGCTAACACTTTATCATAATTTTCAAATAACCAGGCTATAATTGCTTTACAAAAATTTCTCATGGGAATATCAGTCCATCCATTGAGTAAAATTGAGCCTACTCTGGTCAGTGTTACAGCTGGAGTTATATGTGCCATTGGTGCATATAACAATCCTGCAAGAAGTTTCTTTCTATCATAAATAGGCACAGCCATTCCATTCATAAATATGGTATGTGCTGAAAGAAAATCCAATTCTTCTGCTAATCGAGGTTCAAGTGAGTCTGTCGTTGTAGTGACTCCTATTAATTTCCACTCTGCAATAACAGTTCTTGCATTATAAAAAGAATGTGCTTCATCCGAAACGGTCCAAGTGTTGTCATCACCAACAAGCACTTTAGCGGTATTTGCTTCAAAATCTAGATAGCTAACCATTCTTCTCTCTTTTGCGTTTCTAATCCATGCGTACGCAAGTAACGTATATAAAATCAATGTATTATCATTGATAGTGTTTGGTGATCCTGATGGGTTTCCTGTTAATTTAAAAATTAAAACTCCATTAGGGCTAACAATTAAAGAATGTACTAAATTTCTATAAAGATTCTTTAATCGGATTAAATTTTCTGGTGTTCTATCTTCAACACACAGCATATTCCATCTAAATCTGGCACAACCCCACATAAGGTAATTGCGCAATGATGAGTCATATTGAGATTCATCTAGAGCATATCCGTTTCTAAAAACATTAAGCTTTCGATAGAGTCTATCCCAATTGCCTCTAAAAGGCGACATTCCAACACCACTACTGGAACGTAAGAATGAGGCATTCATCTTCTCATTCATGTCGGCACATAACCTATTACCGTTTGTAGTTATGTCGACCGCTTCTGCAGTAAAAGTTCGGATTGAGTTTGCCGATATCTTTGCTGCAGTTCGCAACTCTTCTTTTAACGAGTTTGTACACAATGCTGTATAATTATCTTTCAGCATGTTAACCTCAAAATCATATGCCAACCAGTCTATAAATTCTGGATGCTCTTCAAAGAGCTCTTTCTTTTTAGGGCAAAACAAATTAAAAGGGGCTCCACTTGAAGTTGACATATCTAATTTTGCCACAACTTCTTCAAGAGAGCGAACTCGTGAATCACGCATATAAAAACCAAAATGCGTTTCAGTCCATTCCCACGCCAGATTCATGTCTTCAACTTGATCTACTGACATCCATGGTATATCTTTACCATATTTTGCTAGGGAAATATAAGCTGCTTCTGGATTTGGAATTGGTAATCCCCAATCAGTTGGTACTTCAATTTTCATTTCATCAACAAACATTTTAACTTGTGGATCCACTCCTCTTTTATTTTTATAACGTGGAAACCTGCTTATTGAACCAACCAAAGGAAAATAATTCTCAGGTAAATATTTTTCATGTAAGGCACTAATATACACCTCATCTGTAAACACCGCCACCCCATCCTTCTCTAAACACCAAGAAGGATACCGTTCAAAGAACGGCTTTTCCCCAAAGAGGTCTAGGAAAAGAGGAGGCGGTTCGGAAAATCCAAACCGGCGTGCACAATTTGATTTCTTTTTGCACTCTCAATAAATTCGGTTGTGACTGGTTCAAAACGTCCAAAGTCAATTCCATTTCCGTGGGTCCAAAAACCCAAAATATTTCCTTCCAAATCTAAAACAGGTGATGTGCAATCTCCAAAACGAGTTTTTGCATTACACCACCCTTGGGGACTACAGAATCCTGTTACTACATCTGGTTCTGCGTCTTCTCCCCTTCCGTAACCATAAATACTAACTATTTGTGAATCAACAGGTACCTTCAAATTACTAGTTTTAAAAGGTGAAGCTTGTCCATTTACAATAAATGCGCCGATTTCATCATTCATAATTTCAAATCTGTCTCGGCGTAATTCAATGTTATTCACATTATTACGGGCATGCATGATAGCGCTCTCGTTCTCAGGCACGGCATGTAAAACTACAAACATTCTACAGCCAACAAGAGTTCCAGTACAAACATAACTATCACCATTAAAAATTTTATAAACACCAGAAGCCACTTTATGTGGTTTCCAAGCTTGTCGTTTCATCTTCATAACTTGATCTTTCTGG